GTAAACAACTTATTGCAATCCAAGTTAAGAATTTCAGCTTTTGATTTTGATCTTGATCCTACCAATCAAGCACACTTGAACACTCTGCACCGACAATGGGTAAAAGTGCATCAACAGTTTCCACAAATTAGTAAACTAGTTGACACGCAGATTCCAGGCGTACTTGACAGAATCAACAAAGTTATTCATGCTATAGAAGACTTAACTGCAACTTTTGAAATTACAACCGAACAACCAAATTATATGATTGCCAATCCTTTTAGATCTGAAATTTTACGATATGGTGTTTACAACGTGTCAATATCGTACCATAATTTGGGTAGTCTAAGTTTTGAAAAATGGTTGCATGGCGATCCTGTACACGACACAGATACAAACAATTTTTCTGAGTTTTACACTACCTTGAAGATTAACGTTTTGCCAACAATCAATCAATCTGCACCAATAGAATATCAACAGTGGTGCAAACGTTACCAAATGCCTTGTCAAGGTAACCGAATGCCTTTGGCAAATTTTGACAATCTTGAAAACAATATGCTAAAATACAAACAACTGTTTCACAAAAATTCATTGGTAACAAACAACTTTATTATACTGGAGTAAACATGGGAAAACCATTTGACGTAAGCAAGTTCCGCAAGGAAATCACTAAGAGCATTGACGGATTGTCAATTGGCTTTAACGATCCCACAGACTGGATCAGTACCGGCAACTATGCCTTGAACTATTTGATCTCAGGAGATTTCAATCGAGGCATTCCCTTGGGCAAGGTCACTGTGTTTGCTGGCGAATCTGGAGCAGGCAAAAGCTACATCTGCTCTGGCAACATTATCAAGAATGCACAAGAGCAAGGTATCTTTGTGGTGTTGATTGACAGTGAAAACGCTCTTGATGAAGACTGGCTCAAAGCACTGCCATGATTGACGATGTGGCCAAAACTATTTCAACATTCATGAGTGACTACAAGGCCTTGCCCGATGGCGAGCGGCCCAAGGTCATGTTTGTGATTGACTCACTGGGCATGTTGTTAACACCCACTGACGTAAACCAGTTTGATGCAGGCGAAATGAAGGGTGATCTAGGACGTAAACCCAAAGCTCTCACCGCCTTGGTGCGTAACTGTGTGAACATGTTTGGTTCATACAATGTGGGTTTGGTTTGTACCAACCACACATACGCCTCACAGGATATGTTTGACCCAGACGACAAGATTAGCGGCGGTCAAGGTTTCATTTACGCCAGCTCAATTGTTGTGGCCATGAAAAAGATGAAGCTAAAAGAGGACGAGGACGGCAACAAGATCACTGATGTCATGGGCATACGTGCTGGTTGCAAGGTTATGAAAACACGCTATGCCAAACCGTTTGAAGGCGTGCAAGTTAAGATTCCTTACACAACAGGTATGAGTCCGTACTCAGGACTAACTGACTTGATTGAGAAAAAAGGCCTGCTCAAGAAAGAAGGCAACAGTCTGGTGTTTACTACCAGTCATGGTGAAATCATCAAGAAGTTCCGCAAAGGATGGGAACGCAACGATGACAACTGCCTTGACACTGTGATGAAAGACTTTGGAAATATCAAGGAAGAGGTAAGTACCGGCGAGGAGGAAGCAGAATGAGTGAACATGTGGCAGCAGAAATTTGGGGAGAGCTCAAGCGTTATGTAAACACAGTTGACCGCAACGAAGCAGCAGAGACTGTGGTTCAAATTCTAATGGACAATGACTGTGACGCTGAAGATATTCGTAACGCATTCAAAGGTGATTCAGACATCAAACGAGCACTTACTGTATATCTTGACAACGACAAAGATTACTCAGAAGACGACGAAGAAGAGGATCCTGAAGAAGAGGATCCCAACGAAGACGACTGGGAAAATTAATGTGGTATAGTCGAGTAGTTGCTAATCTTGATGCTATTCCAGATTTTATAGCACACTACGAGCGTGAAATAACTGACGCTAAAAAAGACTGCCGCATTGCTGGAATTGTTGAAAAAAACATAACAGCACTTCCTGGCATTACTGAGTTTAGATACAACCAGCTTCAAGAAATTGAAGCTGTGTTGAACTTCCTCAATATCCAACTGCGTAAGATCCGCAGAAAGCATTTCCAAAAGTATCTGGAAGGCTATGCCCGTGCGCTCACTAGTCGCGACGCAGAAAAGTATGTGGATGGCGAAGATGAAGTGATTGATTACGAAACCATAATCAACGAAGTGGCATACCTACGCAATCGCTGGTTGGGTATCATGAAGGGTCTGGATACCAAACAGTGGCAAATGGGGCATGTTGTGCGGCTAAGAACTGCTGGCATGGAAGACATCCAGGTGTAAATACCTGCATGAAAATTGTACTTGTAACTGGCGGCTTTGATCCGCTACACTCTGGGCATATTGCCTATTTCAAAACCGCCCGCACTTTAGGCGACATGCTGATTGTGGGACTTAATTCAGACGAATGGCTGACTCGTAAAAAAGGTCGGCCATTCATGCCATGGACGGAAAGATTGTGTGTGATAAACAATCTTGCCATGGTTGACGAAGTGTACACATTTGACGATGCAGATGGTTCAGCTAAAGAGTTTATCCGACAGGTTCGAGCACACTACCCTGACGCAACGTTGATATTTGCCAATGGTGGTGATCGCACTGACAAAAACATTCCTGAAATGGATGTGATAGATAGCAATTTAGAATTTGCATTTGGTGTAGGCGGCGAGGATAAAAAGAATAGCAGTTCATGGATTCTTGAAGAATGGAAAAAGCCCAAGACCTCGCGAGCCTGGGGATACTATCGTGTGTTACACGAAGTTGGCGCCAACACCAAACTTAAAGAACTTACTGTGGCACCCAAAACTTGTTTGAGCATGCAACGGCATGACCGACGATCAGAGTTTTGGTTTGTGGCTGAAGGTGAAGCCACGGTGTACACACTAGATTCCAGTACAGATAGAGACATCAAAGATCACCTAACTGTGCATGAAGCTACTTGGATCAATCGCAATGAATGGCATCAATTGTGCAACGAAACAGACCGTCCACTCAAACTGATTGAAATACAGTTTGGGGAAAACTGTGTAGAAGAAGATATCGAACGCCGATGAAAGATATTATACCAGTATTTGTAGGATACGATCCTAGAGAAGCAATTGCATATCACACCTGCGTAAATTCTATTATTCGAAATTCAAGCAGACCTGTTGCAATCATTCCAGTTGCACTTAATTTGTTCAAGGACTACAGCGAAACACACACAGACGGCAGCAATCACTTTATCTACACACGATTTCTTGTGCCACATCTCATGCAACACATAGGTTGGGCAATATTCATTGACGGTGATATGATTGTGCGTGGAGACATTGCAGAACTTTGGAACTTGCGAGATGCTTATTCAGATGTAATGGTAGTCAAACATGACTATAAAACCAAGATGACTGAAAAGTATTTAGGGGCCAAGAACGAAGACTATCCACGCAAAAACTGGTCCAGTGTGATACTGTGGAATTGTAACAGTTATCCTAACCGAAAACTTACTCCTGAGTTTGTGCAAAAAGCTACAGGTGCTGAGTTGCATAGATTCACATGGTTGGATGATGCTCGCATAGGCGAACTGCCTAAAGAATGGAATTGGTTGCCCGATGAATACGGGCCAAACCCCGACGCCAAGCTCTTGCACTATACCTTGGGCACTCCATGCTTTCACGAGTTTGCTGACACTCCACAAGGTAACGAGTGGCACAAGGAACGCTTACTAACAGAATATTGTCAACAGAGAGATATATGAGTGAAGAAGATGAAGAACTGTTAGCACCATTACCTCAGCATGTTTTAGACATGGTGCCTCCTGACATACACAAATTGTTTAGAGATATCTTAAAGTATCGAGTTGATGCTGCTGGCGAATACTATGGTGTCACAGCAGATACTTTAATTCAATCCATACATGGCCTAAAACAAGATACAGTTGCAGCTATTGCCACAGAACCAGGAGATTTCAAGTATAAGGAAAAAGGACACATGTACGATCCCATACTACAAAGTTTTGTACAAGGGGCTGGCGGAAGAATCAGCAATTGGACAAAAGAAGAAAATAACATGACTCCGGTGGTACTACGAGGTATTACCAAACGCAAAGAGATGGCAGTGTGCAAACAGCAAGGCAGAGATTTCTACTATCTTGACACTGGTTATTTTGGTAATGGTAAGAAAAAAACATTTCACCGCATCACCAAAAATGATGTGCAAAATTTTGGGCCCATAATTGACAGACCAGGCGACCGAGTTGCTAAGTGCAATCTTCAACTTACAAAATTTAGACAAGACGGCGCCAAAATTTTGTTGGCCCCTCCTAGCCAAAAACTGTTAAACTTGTATGACATCGATCTTGAACAGTGGATGAATCAAACCATTGCTACTTTAAAACAGCACACTGACCGTGAAATAGTGGTCAGACTCAAGCAAGGTCGGTCAGTACGACAAACCACCGACACCATGCAAATGGCTCTGCAACAAGATATCTGGTGCCTGGTCACTTACTCAAGCATTGCTGCCGGCGAAGCACTGTTGTGCGGCAAACCAGCTATTACTTTGGGTCCAAATGCCGCTGCCGCATTATGCAGTCAATCATTATCAGAAATTGAAAATCCAAAAATACCCACGCTAGACGAAGTAGAAGCTTGGACCAGGCACATTGCATATTGCCAGTTCACTGAGCCAGAAATGCGCGATGGCACTGCATGGAGAATACTGAATGACCATTGATGCAGTGGTTTACATCAGTTCTGTTGCCAATCCTCGAAAACATTCTAGAAAAATTGAATGTTTGGAAAGTTTTGCTGACGGAGTCAAAAATTCAGGCGGTAATGTAGTAGTAGAGTGGGATTACAAATATACACCCAGCAGACTGGCTGTGATGTTGCCAAGGTTTGAAAACAATGTGCATTGATGCCAGTTGTTTCAAATATCTTGATGATCACGGAACTTATTTGAGATACAGCATTGGCGGCCCATTTTATGATCGTGCAGAGTATGCCAATCACAACAGCGATGCTACCAAGTGGAACGAAATTCGCAACGCTATCAATGTGCCCATGATTGAGCAACCAGTAGTTAGGCCAAACGGACATGTACTGATCTGCATGCAGAGAGACGGAGGATTTGCAATGAAAACATTGGATCCTATTCGATGGCTAGAAAACAAAATTACATTGATAAAAGAATACACCAAACGACCAATAGTGGTAAGACCACACCCAGGTGCTTATCGTTTGCAAGACTTTAGAAAGTTTCGAAACATACCTAAAGTAACAGTGGTAGATCCAGCAAAGAGTTCATTGTTGCAAGATTTGCAAAATGCTCATGCCGCTGTGTTTTTTAACAGTTCTGCCAGTGTGGCTGCTGTGTGCGCCAACATTCCGGTGTTTGTTGATGATCAAAGTTGTGTGAGCTGGTCAGTGGCCAACAAAAACATTGCCAATTTAGAGTCACCACAGACCTTTGATAGATCGCAATGGATCAACGACCTAGCGGCTGCACACTGGTCGGATGCCGATGGCCGCAGTGGGCAAATCTATCAAAAGTTCATGCCTTTTCTACGATAACATCGTAGTTGTAACCTAGAACATGCGGCCATTTGTGAGTTTTATCAACTACTGAAATCTGTTCGCTCACGACCTTTACACCCATCACTGTTGTTAATTTGTTTCGCCACCAGTCTGGACTCTCCACAATCAAATGAGCATTGCGACCATCTGGTAAATTTTTCTTGGCAGGATAGCAAGCAATTCTAAAACAACCACAACGTTCCATCAAATGGTTTATGGTTTTGAATGTTTCTATTAGAAACTCTGGCTCAATGTGTTCTATAGCGTCTGTGCTGATAACTGCATCAAATGTCTTGGTGGGCAATTTAGCAAAGCTGGCATTGCCAGGGTCATATCCAGATAGCACAATGTTTGGATGATGCTGGCCAATTGTGTCTAGTAATGCGCCATGCCCGCATCCAAAATCTAGCAGTGTGGCAGGCTGATATTGATTGATAAAATCTTTGACCACAGTGTAGGCTTTGGCGCCATGATTAAATTTACCACCACTGTGCATGCTGGCCAATTGTTTTTGGTATTCTTTGTCAATTAATGTCATTTTTTATCCAACCCATGATCCAATCGTCTTTGACTTGATCCAGTCGAATCATGCCCCAAGATTCCAGTAACCCAACAGCGGCAAACTGTCCATAATCTTTGCTGTATGCATCATGCGGTTTTTGTTCTATTACCACAATAGGACGGCAGCGTTTGACAGTTTGTTCTGCACCTTGCAACACACGATACTCAAATCCTTCGCAGTCAATTTTGATGTAATCAACTACAGGCAATTCTAGACTGTCCAAACGTGTGATTTTTGTGTCGCCCGCTGTGCTGTTTGGATCCACATGAGTATGTCCTGTGTTGCCTTCTGTAATGATCATTTGGATCATGCCTTCGTGGTCTCCCAGTGCAATTGGCTCAACAAGCAAGTTCTTGGCAAACACATTGCGTTCCAAGCATTCTCTAAACATAGCAACAGGTTCAAATGCAATCACTTGTGTAAAATGTTTTGTAAGGTCACGACTCCATAACCCAACATTGGCACCAATGTCTAAGGCCACACGTTTTTGTTTTACATGATCAAAACTTCGACGTCTAACTTGGTACTGATATTCAGTTGGTCCACCCTTGCTTACACTTTTGGCTAGCATTTTGGGAAAGTGATCTTCGGTGTCTGGGAACCACCACCCGTGGCTTTCATACATGTTTGGTTTCCTCTAATATCCTTGCGGCCGTGCCATCTCTAAGTTCTCTGTTGTGGAATTGACCATAAGCTAAATGACAAGCCCATGCACGCACCAGCTCCAGATCTGGGAACCAAGGATCTTCAATTTTGGCTAGATCTCTGT